CCGGCGGCGGCCGTGCGGGTGTTGAGCGTGCCTTCGTAGTGCAGCTCGTTGCCCGTGCCGGTCTCCGTCAGCTCGTCGAGCTGGAAGACCAGCGACTCCTCGTCGAGGTCGTCGTTCGGCCGGGCCGAGAGGACGATGGTCGTGTAAGGGTCGGGGATGGCCTGCACCTGCACCGGCGTGGCCACGTCCGGGCCGTTGCCGAGGAACCAGACCCGCACGGCGATCTCGTTGCGCTGGGCGATGGACAGATCGGCCAGCGGGGTAAGCGACGTGCGCGTAGCCAGGAGAGTGCCAGTGGGGACGTGGATGAAGAAGTCCATCGAGAAAGCCGCATCCTCGGTCAGCGTGGTGCCGGCCGCTATCGGCCCTGCGCGGGGTGCGCGTTTCGGCGGGCCTGGGCGATGGCCACGCGCACCAGCAGACGCGCCGCGGGGGCCAAGAAAGGCAGTCGCCGGGCTTTCGCCTCCTCGCGCAGCCAGGCCACGATCTCGTCGATGTTCTGCTCGCACCAATCCGGGCCGAGCCGGTCCATCTCAGCCGCCCGGGATTTGCAGCGGCACCCGACCGCCGCGCGCAGGCCAAGGCGGCTCAGCAGGGCCGTCAGGCGCGTGCCGGGGCCGTCTGGCGGCCTCGGGGATGCGGCGGGCGGACTCGCAGCCTGCAGGGCCGCCAGCGGGCGGCTGCCGGGCTCGCAGGGCTCCCACGCCGGCCAGCGGCCATGACGGCACACCGCGCAGGGATCGGGCGCGAGATCCGCGCAGAGAGCACACAGGCGCAAACGCACCTGGAGGACGGCCGGCGGCATCATCTCAGCAGGCCAGCTCTGTGCCCATGTAGGGGAAGCCGTTCGGACGGCAATCCGGCGACGGGCGGAAGAAAGTCTCCAGATCTGGATCGTCCGGCACGTAGCCCGGGAGGCAGGACCACTTGAGCAGCCAGATCGACATCGTTCCGTTCTCCGTGGGCAGGGCGACGTCGAACTCCGTGCTGGTGATCAGGTTGTCCTCGCCGTCGATGCTGGCAGCCGAGTCCGGCACGCAAGGGCGGCCGGTGCCCGTCCACTCATACTCCACCCGCTCCTCGACCGGATCGCCCTCCTCCGGCGTGAAGATCAGCAGCACCCACACCTTGAGGTAGCACGAAGCCGTGGGCCGGTGTTTGAAGCGAAACTTGGCCCGCTCCAGATAGATCGAGTTGCCGCCGGGCGCCAGGGAGCGCGATGCGATCGTGGACCCGTCGAGGACTCCCGCCCAGCCCTCGGGATCGAAGGACAGCTCAAGCTGCTCGGCCCGCTCGAGGAGCTGAGCCGTCGTGTATTCGTCCTCGTGCGTGATGGTCGTTGTCGGCGTCTGCCCTCCCAGAAAGATGTCCCCACTCCAGGAGCCGTCCGCGTTCTGGGTGGCGGACAGCGACTCCGACCAGGTCCAGGTCGGCCCCTGGCAGACGATGGAGCTGGAGCGGGTGCCCTCGTAAACAACGGTCGGCCCCGCGCACGCCAGAGCTTCTTCGTCGAAGGTGAACTCCTCGGTCTTGGTCGAGAGCGAGTAAATGGTGATCAGCGCCGGATCATCGCCGCACTCGAAAAACGCCTCCTCGCTTGGTCCGTAGTCAATGAGCACTTCTGTGATCCGCTTCAGGTAGTAGCGCCCCTCGTGGAGGTGGCCACACTTGCCCAACGCGCCAGCCGCCTGATTGACCTCGATGGTCGGCTGCAAGCACTCCATCTCATTGCAGCAATCGCAAGCGCTCATGCCTCGGAACCGATAAAGGTCACCCCGTAGCGGGGCGGGTTGGCGAACCAATCGCGGCAGATCTGGACGTCGATGGGGCCGTAGCGGGAGTTGTTCGCGCGCCAGCCTTCGTCCAGTTCGGCCACCGTGCCGATCTCCACGTGGAAGGTGTCCTCCGTGTCGGCGCTCAGCTCGGCCACGATCTCGATCCAGCGGGAGGTCACGCCGCCGTTGGCGTCGATGGTGATACCGCCCTGCACGACCCCGGCCGAGGCTGGCAGCAGATACGGTGGGGAATCGGCAGAGGCGAAGCCGAGATCCGTGGCCGAGCCTCCGGCCAGCGTCGAGGCCCGCACCCGCACCATGGGCTCGTCGTCTTCCAGGACGATACTCAGGCCGAACGGGCGCACCTCGCCCGTGGGCACCTCCGTGCGTCGGCGAGGGCGCGCGGGGAGCATGCTGTTGAGGCGGCGGTCAAACTCCCGCAGCGCCCGCTGCACCTCCCGGGCCCAGACCAGGATGCGGTCACCCGAACCCGGCTCCGGCGGGAAGATCATACGCTCAGGCGGTCGCCGGCAGTGCGGCTGGGCTCGCTGATCAGCGTGCCGGAAGGCCGCACGCGGCCGATCTGCGGATCCAGCGGCAGAGCGCCCGCGGCGATCTCGCGGAGCTGCTTTCGGACGGCGTCGGCGGACTTGCTGAAGGGGTTCTTCTCGTCCGTCATGCCCCGCCGCAAATAGCAAGCCTCCGCGGCCAGGGTGACCGCAGCATGGACCGCCACGGCCGGGTAGGGTGCGGGCAGCGGGACGGCGTAGCGGACGCCCAGAATGGCGTCCACCTCGCGGCAGGCGGCCGTCTGGACGATCTGCCAGGCATCGGCCACTCCGTCGCCGTCATCGTCCAGCGCCTGAGTGAGGAAGTCGCCCGGGATGAGGGCTTCGAGGTCGGAGAGTGCGAAGTAGCTCATGCGGACACAAAGGCTGAGATTTCCCGGGCTGACTTGGTGAGTTTCTCACCCGTCTTGAAGTTGTGGACCTCGTAGATCGTCTCCTTGTCTCCGGGCGTCCATGGGAGGGCCTTGCCCAAGCCCCAGCCCTTCTTTTGCAGACCCCGGACGGCATCCGAGATGTTCATCTTCTTCGCCTTACCTGAAACACGGGCTCCGGCGGTGGCTGCCCATCGTCCGATCTCGTCTCGCGGTTGGTCGCTCATGTCGGGATAAGAAGAAGAGGCGCGCCCGGCGGAAGGGCCAGACGCGCCTCATGCGGTGGAGTCGAAGACTTAGGCAACGTCCGCCCCGGTCGAGCCGTAGGCCAGCTCCGGCAGGCCGTAGCCAGCGTTGTGGCGGGCGTAGACCTGGAAGAGGAACTCCTGCTTGGTCACGACGTGGGAGTCGTCGGGGTTGGTGACCATGGCGGTCTGCGGGGCCAGCTCCTTTTGGAAGATGAAGGGCTTCATGGTCGAGCCGGCCTCGACGAGGAACCAGTTGTGCTCGGCGTCCAGGGCGAGCAGCTCGGGCAGCACGAGGGTGCGGGCGGTGCCGCGGTCCACGTTCGTGTTGTTCCCGATCTTCTCGGCCGTGGTGATCTCGAGCGCGGTGGCCTCGTAGGTCGGGCTCACGATGAGCACAAGGTCCTTGCCCAGGCGCATCGCGCGGCCTTCGCCGTTGAAACGGCTGCGCAGGCTGGCGCGGCCGGTGCGGAAGTTCGCCTGGCTGAGCTTCTTCGTGCCCTTGTTGCTGAAGGCCGCAGCCTTGGCGTGGGCCTTCTTCGAAGTGTGGAAGAACGCGGAGCCGGTGTAGTCCGTGTTGGTGAAGCCGCCGGTGAGCAGCTCGGCGATCAGCTCGCCGGGCTGGTAGGCAGCAGCTTCAGCCATCGAGGCCACGAGCGGGCTGTAAACACCGAGGCGGTCGCGCTCGAGGTCCTTGCGCTTGATGCCGACGGTGCTCTCCCACTCCTTGTTCTTGATGGTGAACCCGTGGCGGAGAAGGTTCTGGATCGAGATCTCGCCCGTCAGCTCCTTGAGCCCCGGGACGGCGCCGAGCCAGTGGTATTCCTCTTCCGCGCCGGTCGAGGTGGACTCGAGGGCGAGCATCTTCCACCACATTTCCGCGACGCCCTGGTAGGCGTTGTCGAAGATGCGCTGGAGGCCGCGCTTGACGCTGGCCAGTGAGTGGGTCGTGATTTCCATGGTGTGTGGTGTGTGAGGTTTCGGTGATTACTTGACGATGCCGTGGGCCTGGAGGAGCGCCAGGAGCGCGGTCTTGAGCGCAGCCAGATCGGCGGCGCCGGTGATGGTGTCGGCGCTGGGCACGCGGGCGGCCTGGCCGGCCCGCACATCGACCCACACGCCCTCGGAGGTCACATCGACCACGCGGCCCGCGACCACGCGGTGCGTGGCGCCGGTCTCATCGACGGTGTTGTCGTCCTCGACGAAGCAGATCTTGCCGCGGTCGTTCGCGTCCACCGCGTCGGTGGCGCTGTTGTTGTAGAGGAACACGCCCTCCTTGACGTCGACGTTGAGGTCGCCGGCGCTGCCCGTGTTGTGCACGGTGGCTTCGGCGCGGCCGACGACGCGGAGACCTGCGGTGTCGGCGGCCGGAACGGCGAGGCCGGACGAGTTGAGGGCGACCAGCGTGCCGGCGAAGATCTTGGTCGTCGCGGCGACGGGGTAGCTCGTGGTGGTGCCGGGACGTTCCGGCGTGTTGATTTCAGCGGTTGCAGCAGCCATGGCGGTGGATTTGGTGGGTTACTTGGTGGTGAGTTCTTCGGGCTTGAGGCCGAGCTGGGCGGCGACCGCGAGGTCGGTGGCGCTCAATTGGGCCGAGAGGGTTTGCACGCTCTCCGGGGTGCGCTGGGCGAGCGGCACCAAGCCGGCGGGCAGCTCGGCGACGAGGGCCGTGAGCTGATCGAGCGGAAGGGTCTTCGCGCTGGCGGGCACGAGCTTGCCCTCGTGGAGGGCGGCCTCGAGGACGCGGCTGCGCTCTTGCGAGTCCAGGCGCTGGGCCAGATCGGCGACCGTGGCGGCCAGGGCCGTCAGCTCGGTCTGCTCGGGCTTGTCGCCGGCCTTGGTGATCTTCTCGGCGAAGGCCTGGCCGGCCGAGAGGATGGCGGCCTCATCGGCCGAGTCTTCGCACCCGAAGAGGGCGCACAGCAGTTTCTTGAGGTCAGGGTTCATGGGATCTTTGGTCGAAAGGGTCTCGAGGGTCGCGTCGGCCGAGAAGAACTCGAGGCCGGCAACGGCGCCCTGCGGGCAGAGGGCCACGCTGTGGAGGAAGACGACCTCGCCGTCTTGGCGAAGGACGACGGGCGAGAGGTCGCAGTAGTTCTTGGCGTTTGCCTGACCGCTCGGCGTCCAGGTCAACGCGGTGAGGTAGAGGCCGTCACCCTCGCGCACCTCCGGCACACCGTAGGCGGCATATTCGCGGGGGGCGGCCTTGAAGTTCTTGTGGCCATCCACGGACTGGTGCTCGTAGTCGAGCCCGACCTTGTCGAAGCCGAGGCGGGCCTGATTGGCCGAGAGGGCGGCGAGCGTTTTCGCGCCCACGCGGATGTTGCCTTTGAGAGAAGGGTTGTCGCCCCAGGCGAGCAGCTTGACCTCGGTGGGCAGAGACTCCGCGGCCAGCGCACCGTTCGAGATGGCCTGGCAGGCGAGAAGTCCGTCCAATTTCATGGCGGCCAACATGCCGCCCTCTGCCCTCGCCCTCTAACCGCCCTGCGCCGGATGCGCGGAGGGCGAGTTACTTGTCCACGCCGAGCTTGATCTGGATCGCCGACTGCACGCGCGCGGCCGCGGTGGCTTCGAGCTTGCCGCTTCGGTCGAAGGGGAAGAACGGGCGCGCAGGCATGCGCTTGGTGCCGAGCTGGTGGAACTGCGCGTAGAAGCGATCGGTGCCCACGGTCACGCCCGACTTGGTCAGGTTGGTGATGCGGATCGAGCGCCAGAGGACGCCGTCGCGCTTCAAGATCGCGTTGCTCTTGCCCGCCTTGGCCTTGCTGGCCAGCGTTGAGGCCGCCAGCGCCTGCCAGGGCGCGGGACGCACGCCGGGCTCATCGAAAGCCCGCACGGCCCGCTGGACGATGACCAGGCCCGCGGCCTCGAGCGCCGGCTTCGGGTCCGCGGCGGCCTTCAGCTTCTTCAGCAGATCCCGCGAGACCGTGTCCTTGGTGAGTTTGAGAGTGGCTTGCATCAGGGCAGACCCAGAGTGCGCTTGGCCTCGGCCTTGAGGTATTCGAGCAAGATCCCAAACGACCACGAAGCCCCGGGCATCAAGACCTTCTCCTTGGCCAGTTTCCAGATCCGGGAGTCCCGTGAGGCATCGAGGTCCTTGACCTTCGTCATGGCGGCGAGGCTGGCCGGGATCTCGTCCTTCGGCGCGGGCGTCGAGCGGTTCATCCACTGCCAGACCGTGAGGTTCTTCGAGATCCGCGCGGCCTTCGCCCAGGTCTCGAACTTCGTCCACACCTCGGGCGAGTAGCGGTCGCGGAGCTGGTCCGGCGTGAGCGTGAGGTCGCCGGGGCTCCACTCGAAGCCGCCCGGCTGGCCCTTCTCGCTCGGCGTGCGCAGATCGAAAACCTTGTTCGGGCCGGCCACGAGCGAGCCGCGCTGCTCGACCGATTCCAGGGCGGCGCCCTCGAGGACGCGGCGCTCCTCGAGCGGGCGGTCCTTCTCCGCCTCGCGGATCTCGTCCACATCGCCCTGCATCATCGGCACCACCTGGCACCGGCAGGCCCACTCCCAGGGCGGATAGTGCTTCTGCCAGAATGGGCTGGTGCTCGGCAGGATCTTGCCGTTGAGGGCCGCGTGCGAATCCCGCACCTTCCCGTCGCCCATCGAGCGATACATCCAGAAGGGGAAAACGTCGCGCTGCCGGTCCATCACCCGATAGGCCGAGGCCGCGTAGGCCTGGAACCCGTGGAGGCGCAGGAGCAGTTCGGCGCGGCGGGTGGCCTTGGCCGCAGTCTTCTTCTGGGCCTCCTCATCGTCGCCGCCGGATGCCAGGAACGGGCTGATCTGCTCGACCAGGTCGGCCTTGATCTTGTCCCAATCACCCCCCAGCGGCAGATCCGCGATGCGGTCGCGGAGGTCCTGCAAGACGTTCGCGGACTCGATGCCCGAGACCGTGAACGCACGGGCCTTCAGCTCCGGGAGCAGCTCATCGAACACCGCGCGCGTGACGGCCGGCTTCGACTTGATGAAGTCGGCGGCCTCTTTCTGCGGCACGGGTTTGAGGAGCATCATGGTGGGCAGTTGCCAGTGATTCAGTTTTCAGTGGTAGAGAGCGCGGCCGGCGGCGTCACCTCGGCCTGCGCGGCGGGCGCATGCGAGCCGAACTTGAAGTTTGCCACGAATCGGTCAGCCCCGCAGACACGGCAGCGGAGTTGCCTGGCCGCCACATTGCTTGCGACTTCTGCGGGCGTCTGCAGCCATCGCGCCGATTCTTCCGCCCTCTCGGCGATAGACCACGCTTTGAAGAGGTCCTGGAGCGCCTGGTTGTGCAGATTTCTCCACCCGTTTATCGCCCTGTCGTATTCTTTGAACGTGACAGAGTTGAGGCGGCACGCGGCATATCCTCCCGCGAGCCCGAGCAGCAACCCGAGTGTCCATGCCAATTCCGCGTTCATACGACGTTCGGCCTACGATTCCATTTCCTGACAGCGCCAGCCCGCGCCTTAGCCTGATCGCGGTTGGTTTCCCACACAGAGGCGGTGCAGTTCGGTATTCCTCGCTCAAGGCTGAGGCACGTTATCTTCCAACAGATCGCCGTGCCATTTGGCGTTTTCTCACCGTGGCTCATAGCGTCACTTCCGCAGAACGGGCAGCGCAGCAACTCCTGCGAGCCGAGGCATAGATTAATATCCGGTTCTGTCAGTATGATGTCGTCAACCGGAAGGGCCGAACCAGACGGTGCAGCCAATTCCGTTCCTTCGTCACTCATGGCTGACCTCTTTGTTAGGCCACTTATGCGCGCACTCCCTCTTCCAGCATTCCAGCGCCCACGCAAAGTCCTTAGTGTTGTAGTTGTGATACCACCCGCCATGATGGCGGCGGTGGGGGTTCGGGTGTAGGGGCCGTAGCTCATTTGCCCTCCTTGTCGCTCCAGTTCCAGAGGGCCTCGCGGTAGCGCTGGCGGCGCTCCTGGTTCCAGAACTCGGGATCTTTGCAGCGCTCGATGTGGGCGAGCAGGGAGTCGAGGTTGACGGCGACGTGGTTCGGGCTGGGCTGGGCCAGCTCGATGAAGCCGGCGTTGCCCAGGCGCACGAGGGTGTCGCGCGGGATGGTCACGCCATACTCGTGGGCGTGGGTGACACGGACCCAGATCTCGAGGACCTGGAGGCGCGGGCGGTAGGTGCCGTCGCCCTCGGGCGTCCAGCGCACGATGCCGGCGCGCGGCACGTGCGTGGCCGGGAGGTCGGCGTAGCGCTCGCCCGGCGCGACCTCGAGGACGTCGCCGGTGGGGTGGATGTGGACGGGGATGCGCTGCCCATCGGGCGCGCCCTGCGGTGGTTTGCTCTTTGTCGTGGTGTTCATTGGAAGAGTTCGAGTTGCGGCGCGGTCTCGCGGCGGACGCGCTCGGTGAAGCGGTGCATGGCCTGCCAGAGGGGGACGGCGCGGTAGATGCCCTCGTGGCCGGGCTCGTCGCCGACTTCGGCGAAGCCGAGCTGGAGCAGCTCGGTGACGCGCGGCCGGACGGTGAGGATGTCGCGGCCGAGGGCCTCGGCGAGTTGGCGCGTGGTGCAGGGGCCGTGGGCGCGCAGGCCGTGATAGACGGCGTTGCGCTCGCCTTTCAGGCGGCCTTGGATCTCGTCCCAGGTGGTGTTGCGGTAGTCGATGGCTTTCATGCGGCGCGGCGGGTTGGGCGGCGGTTGCGGATGGTGAAGACGAGCTGCCAGAGCTGCGTCGGGGAGGCGTCCTCGAGGGCGCAGCGGTATTGGCGGCGGCAGATGGCGGCGGGGTAGTCGAGGGAGAGGCCGCGGTCGGCGCAGTCGCGGCGGAGCTTGTGCATGGCCATGCGGCGCGGCTCGGTCTCGGCGCGCATCAAATCTTGCAGGGCGGCGACGGGATCGCCGGCGAGGTTGAGAAAGTGTGCCCGCAGGGGCAGGAAGTCGGGCTGGGAGGCCTCGGAGATCCGGCGCCCGCACGCCCGGCGGCATTGTTCGTGCCGCCAGGCGTCGAAGGGCTGGTCGCCCCCGACCGTCGCCCATGCGCGGCGCGCCAGGCGTGCCAGGCCTTGCCGCTGCTCTTTGGAGAGTGGAAGCCAGGCGAGATCGGGTGCGTGGGTCATGGGAGTGGGCAGTTAGCGGTTGTCAGTCGGCGGCGGAGAACCCGGGGATGGGTTCCACCCAGACTTCGGGGTGGCCTTCGGGGTCGGGGACGAGGGCGAAGGGCCGGTTGCCCCTGCGCATGTCGCCGATGACGTTCTCGAGCATGCCGCTCTCCTCCGGCCGGTAGCCGGTGGTGAGCGGGATCAGGTGGGCGCGGCGGGCCTCGGTCTCGGTGAGGGTTTTCATCGCAGGGAGGTGAGGAGGTCGCGCAGGAGGACCACCACCGCGCCGAGCGCGGCCGCCAGGAGCGGCCACGCCAGCACGTCGGCGGCGAGTTGGAGAGCGGCGATCGGGTCCATGGTCAGTTGCGCGCCTCCGCGCGGTCCCACTCGACCTTGATCTGGCTCTTGGGGATGCCGTTCTTGTCCCGCTGCAGGCAGGCGCTGACGAAGGCGGGGGCCTTCTCCGAGAGCAGCGCGGCCGCGTCGCGACGGAAGGCCTTGCCCGTGCGGGCGAGCATCTTCCACGTGGTGACGGGCCGGTAGAACTCGGTGAGGAGTCCCGCGGCGGCGTCCTGGGCGCGCAGGTGGACGGCGCTGCCGTCCTGGAACGACTGCGCGACCAGGTCGCTGGTGAAGACGACCGGCACGATGTGGACGGTGCCGCCGGCGAGGAACTGGCGGCCGTCGCGCTCGGTGTCGTTGAGTTCCACCTGCTCGCCGGCCAGGCCGGCGGCGCGCAGGGTGGACTCGATCTCGCCCATCTCGGCCTCAAGGGCCTCGATCTGGGCGCGGATCTCGAGGCCGCGGTCCACGGCCTTGCGCACGGCGGCAGCGGACGGCGGTGTGGACACCGCCGCTACAGAATCGAGGACGGCGTTCATCAACCGAGCCTCCCTTCCAGGATCTGGGCGCGCTGGGTGAGGACGCGGAGGTCCTTCATCTGGCGGCGGACCATGGCGGCCTCGACGCGGCGCGTGCGGCGCTCGAAGAGTTCGACGGCGCGGCGGGCGGCGGTGATGCCGCGGGTGGTGGCGCGGACGAGCCGCTTGTGGTTCCGCTCGATCGCCTTCTGCTGGCGGCGGATGTCGCGGAGTTCGGCCTGCCACTCCCGACGCATGTTCGGGGTGGCAGTGGTGGGCGTGGGTGCTGCTTTCTTGGTGGTCATGGTGTGTGTGGTGTGGTGTGTGGTTGTGGGAAGGTGGGAAGGGTTGAATGCGAAAAAGTCGGGTCAGGAGGGGTCTGGTTTTGGGATCGCATCGACGAGAAGGCCTCTCGCCGACGTTCGCCGACCCCTACGAGGCGTCGGGGCGAGCGCCCCGCCCCTCCGCTCCTCCGATCCGCTGAGGGCCGCGCCTGCGGCGTTTTTGCGCGCGAGCAAAATGCCGTGGTTGATCTCCTCGACGCGGGCCTCGTGCTCGGCGCGGAGTTTGATGGCGCGGCGCCAGGCTTCCTCGCGGCCGAGGGTGGTGATGTTGAAGCGGCGGTTGCGCCGGCCGAGGTTGACGTAGAAGAACTGGTAGGTCTTCCGGCCACGGCGCTCGACGCTGAAGCTGACGCCCGGGCAGCCGGTGCGGTTGCGGGCGTGCCGGCTGCGGACGGCGCGGAGGTGTGGGCCCTGGACGCGCAGCCAGCGGCCGTCGAAGCCCGAGCGACCGCCGGCCGCGGTGGAAACATCCACGATGGTGAGCTGCGGGCCGGTCGAGGCCTCGGCGCGGGCGGCGGGGTTGTGGAGGGGCCTGCTCATCGGCGTGCCACCTCCTGGCTGATCGCGGTGCCCCAGGTCTCGAGGTCGGGGCCGTCGTGGCCTTCGGCCAGCTCGGCCACGCGGGAGCAAACGGCCGAGACGAAGGCGAGGTTGCCGTAGCGCGGGGCGCGGTCCATGAGGAGGCGCGTGGCCTCTTTCACGGTGTCGGAGGCCTCCGGCACGCGGCGGGTGATGAGCTTGGCCACGTCGCTCTCGCGCAGGGCGAGCTTGATGCGCTCGGCCAGGCGGTTGCCGGTGAGCTGGCGGACCTCCTCGTAGGCCTCGCGCTCGATGCGGCGCCAGAGGGTGGGCATGGCCAGGCCGACGACTTCGCCGGGGCTCTGGTTGAGGATGGTCTTGAGGGTGTTCAAGATCCGCGGGCCGGCGTGGTGCAGCTCGTCCACGATGAGGCACACGCGGGTCTCGTTGAGGCGGGCCAGCACGCGGTTGAGCCGCTCGACGGCCATCTGGGGCACCTCGCGGATGCCGAGGGCGACCATGACGGCGGCGAGGAAGGCACCCGGGGAGTCGTTCCACACCTCGGTGGCCTCGACCCAGAGGAGGCGCTGGCCGTATTTCTCGATGAGGAGGCCGCGGGCCTTGCTCTTGCCCAGGCCGGTGTCGCCTTCCATGAGGACGAAGCGGGCGTTGCCGGTCTGACGGAACACGTCGAAGACGGCGCGCTTGAGCTGCACGACGGGGCTGAGGTCGTCGTAGAGTTCCTCGCCGCGCTCGTCGCCGCCCTCGACGCTCTCGAGGAGCGCCCAGACGGCGCGGTAGTTGGCGAGTTGGCGGTCGAGATCCAGCTCGGCGAGGTCGCCGGCATGGACGCGGGTGTAGGTCTTCGTGCTGCCGAGGCCGCCGAAGCGCTTGACCATGGCGGTGTCGCTGAGGCCGCGCTCGGTCTGCCAGGCGCGGATCTTCTGGCCGAGTTCGCGCAGCTCGGCGGCGTCGCGGGTGGCGAGGAGGTTCGGGGCCATGGCTACGCGGCCCTCCGTGGGTTGTTTTGCTCGTTCATGTGGGTGCTCTTTCTTGGTGTGGTTCAGGTGATGAGGCTTCCGGTGGCGCGCATGGCGGCCTCCGCGGCCTCCACGTGGGCCAGCTCGGCCGCCTCGTCGTAGGTGTCCGCGGGGATCGCGCGGCGGGGGGCGGTGAGACCCGCCCCTCCGCCGCGGTTTCCATCCCCCGTGGAAATTTCGGCGCGGGCCTTGCTGGTCGCCGCGCGGCTGCTCCGGGCCACGGTGTGGCGCAGGCCGAGCGCGCGGTATTCGCTGCGCACGGCGGTGGTAAAGTCGCGCCGGCGGGCCAGGGCGTCGCTGCCGCGGGTGTCCTCGCCATCGGGCAGGCCGAGCGCGAATTGCGGGCAGCCCTGGACAAGCGCGCAGTGGCCGATCACCTTGCCGACCTCGCGGCCCTCGGCGATCACGGCGGTGGCGCCGGCCTCGGCGCATTGGTCGTCGAGATAGAGGGCGACTTTCACGCCCTCGTGGCGCCACAGATCCTCGTGGTGGAACCACCAGCCGAGGCGGCGGCCGTCGGGCTCGGTGCGGCGCACCAGGGCGTGGCCCTTGGTGACGGTGACGCGGCGGAGGTCGCGGCTGAAAAGGTAGGACTGCTCGGGGGCGAGCTTGATGAGGCGCTGGTCGCCGCCCTCGCGCTGCCAGATCTCGTTCGGGATGCCCTGGTAGAGGGCGCCCTCGACCGGCTCGGCGTTGCACCACTGGAGCTTGGCCTCGAGGGCGGCCGTGACCTGGGCGTAGCTCGGGAAGTGGTCCCGCGGGTCGCGGCGGCCTTCGCGGCAGGCGGTCCAGAGCTTGTTGACCGCCTCCATCTCGCCGCGCCGCGCGCCGATCTGGCCGGGGATGTCCGTGCAGACCCGCTGCAGGTAGCGGAAGCGGTTTTCGATGATCTTGGTGGTCGGGCTCTGGCTGGTGACGACCCGGCGGCCGAGGGCGCGGAGGCCGCCGAGGCGCACGTCGTTGTCGGTGTGGCCGGCCTCGATCGGGATGCCGTGGAGCTTGTTCGCGGTCCAGATGCCGCGCTCCCAGCGCTCGCCGATCTCGGGGATGCCGAGGTCGCGGTAGGTCGAGCCGACCCACTGCCAGATGTCGTCCGCGCGGTAGCTGTCGCGCAGGCGCACGAGCAGCTCGAACGAGAGGAAGCGCAGGCTGCCGGCGTCGAGGGCGAGGAGGTTCTGGCCGCGGGCGAGGCGCACGCCGAATTTGTCTGAGCACGGGTCACCGCCCCATGGCCACTCGACCCAGAAGAGGAAGTTGTTCGACATGTCGTCGCGCTCGAAGAGCTGGCCCGGGAGCAGCGGAGCCTCGCGGCCGTCCGCGCCGAGGTAGCCGAGGGTGCGCGGGGTGATGAACTGCTCGCGCTGCACGCGCGTGGGCGACTTGTGCCAGTCGCGCACGGCCTGCGGAACCGCCGCGATCTGGCCGCGGAGGGTCGGCGTGATGGTGTGCTTGCTGCGGCGGCGCTTGGTGATGGCCTCGGCCGTCTCCTCGCGGCACTCGGGGCGCGAGGCGAGGATGCGCAGGGCGGCGGTGGCGCTGCCGGTCTGGACGTAGAGGCCGCGGGCGATCTGCAGCTCCTGCTCGTCGAGCGTGGCCAGCGGCTTGCGCCCGCAGTTGGCGTAGTTGTCGGCCAGCGCCTCGATGCCCCCCTGGGCCATGCGCGTGCGCCAGCGCTCGAACGAGGCCCGCGGCACGCCGGCCTCGCCGCAGGCGGCGGCGATGGAAAGCCCGCGGGTCTTGGCCAGGGCCTCGACCTTGCGCACGGCGTCATAGCGCTCCATGGCCTGCGGCGGGATGATGCCGGGCATCTGAGCCTCGGAAGGGAGCGCGGGCGTCTCGCCCGCTTCGGCCGACAATGCGGGCGGGACGCCCGCGCTCCTGTCCTCTGTTGCGGGGGCTTCGAGAATCATGCCGCCCTCCGTGCGGCCCGCAGGGCGCGGGCGATGGATTCTTGGACCTCTTCGGGGAGGCCCATGACCGTCTCGATGGCGCGGTCGGTGACGACGCGGCGGGCGGTGCCTTCGAGCTTGTCCCAGGCGCGGAAGCGCACCTCGATGACCTCGAAGCCGGCAAGCAGGAGCTGCTCGGGCGGCTGCGTGTTGCGGGCCTGCCCCTTGGTCGCATCGTGGCCGGCGCATCCCGCGATGGCCGCGCCGAGGCCGACCTGACCGGTCAGGATCAGCGGCTCGAAGTGCTCCCGTAGATCCGGCCGGCGGCGGAAGATCTCGTGGGCTTTCGCGGCCCTGAAGTAGCTGTCCCGACTAAATCCGAAGCGTGCGCAGGCCTCCTCAGCCGAAATAGTCGCCTGAGGCGACGATTTCTGCGGCCGACCGCTGGAAGCATGCGTGGCGGCCTCGAGGACCGGATAGCAGAGGTAAGCTAGGGCGCCCTTGTTGAAGTGGCGGCGCTGGGTGAGCGACCCGAGGATAATCTCCAAGGCTTGGCCTTCATCGCGCACCACAACGGGGACCTCTGACAGGCCGGCGAGGCAGGCGGCGCGCAGACGGTGGCGACCATCGATCACCAGAAACGCGCCGTCTCCCTGAGTCACGATGATTGGCTGGTCGATTCCCCGCGCCGCGATGTCGGCCGCCAAGGACTGCATGTCCTCGCTGCCGTCCGTCCAGCAAGGCACGTCGGCGAGGAGTTCGTGAACGCTGAGAGTCTTCGGGGGGAGCATCAGGATGGCGGAGTCGGCGGCGCTGGCGGCTTTGGGCGTGCGGTCGAGGCGGGCGGATGTCTTGAGGTGTGGCATAGAGGTGGTGTTCGTGTGGGGAGGTGGCTAAAAGCGGAGCATGGAGACGCCCGATTCCTTGTTCCGGCACGTCAGCAAGCGGCGGTGGTTTGCCTGCGGCGGCCTGTTTCTTCCGTATTCGGTTCCTCTTGCGGCGGGCGGCCACACCGATGGCTGCCAGGCTCTTGTGATGATGGACGTGGAATCCGGCTGCTTCCTTGGCAAGCATCTGGCTGCCCGATCTCCTGCCGCTTGGACTGCCGCGGAACTCGCCGCCTTTGCCCGCGATGTGTTCGAGGAGCACGGCCGCCCAACGGAGGGGGTATTCATTTCGCCCAGCGTCTGGATGTCGGCGGAGGCCGTGTATGCCGACGAGTCCATGAGAAATCGCATCGAGGGCGTTTTCATTCTGGGGTTCCGCTGGCCTGCGATGGCAGAGGGCGAGCGCTCTCTGCTTGAAGGCGCGATGAGAGCACTCGGCTTAGCTCTCGCATGGGATGAACAGGGATTGCCGGGAGATGCCGATTTAACTCGCGCGCTAGACCTGTGAACCGCGCCTCTATCTCGCTGGTGTGGTGTGTGCCTTGCATGGATCAGTCCTCGCGGCGGTCGTCCAAGTCCGCGCAGAGTTCGGTGGCGGCGTGGGCCACGCGGTTGAGCAGCGTCCGGTAGGCCGCGATCTCGGTGAACCGCAGCGGCTGCACTTGTTCGGGGTGCAGGTGGAGAATTTCCAAGTTCGCCGCCGCGTTTTTCAGCAGCGTGAGGGCGTGCGGGCGCAGGGCGCCCTCGGGGGAGGTTTTGTCCCTCACTTGCTGGTCCCCCATGTGGCCGCGGCCAGTTCGTTGTCGGCGACCCGCAAAGCGCAAATCTCCACGAGCATGGTGCAGAGACTTCGGTGCTTTAGGGCGGCGTCCTTCGTGATGACCCCATGGGCGTAGCCGATGCCCGCCCTCAGCGTCCCGATCTCGGCGCGATCACGCCGCGATTGGATCGCAGCGAGGCGGAGGCGGTGTGCAATCTTCACTTGCATCCTCCTGCATTCTTCCCAGGCCGGTAGGTCTTCACCGCGAAGCCGCTCATCCGGCGGCCTTCGGGACTCTCAGGCAGAGCCTCAATGGCCAGCCGCACGCGGCGGCTGTCCCGATCCCCGCAGAGCACTTTGGCCAAGTGCCCCAAGCTCACTCCAAGGGCCTCCGCGGCCTTCCGCTGGCTCCAGCCCTTGTTTTTTAGTTCGCGCCGCGCCTCGTTCCGTGTCAACATGCGTGCAAGGTATGAACGGAATCGTGCAGCGGCAAGAAAAAAGTGAACGGCTACGCACTTTCTCTGAACGCCTCCGTTCTGCTATGGAAGCGGCCGGCGAATCAAACTCGTCGCTGGCAAAGAAGATCGGCACTTCGCACACGTCCATCGGCAGGTGGCTGGATGGCAGTTCCGCAGAAACCGACAAAGCGGCAAAAGCTGCTGCCGCATTGAACGTGAGCGTTCAATGGCTTCTCACCGGCGAAGGAGATCCCGCAGGCCCGAGCGTGGACGAGCAAATTGCCGGGGGGCCGCCGGGCACATTGGCCACGATGACCGACGCTGATCTGCACGAGATGATCGACGAGTGGTGGTCCTCACTTAAAGGTGACGACAATCCGCGGAAGCGGATTGCGAAGGTCGAGACGATCCTCCCTTACCTCAGTGAAATCCGCCGCCGCGCTCAGAACCAACTTCCGCGCATCGTCAGCCCATGAAGGCCGCCGCTCTCGCGCTCGCGCTTGGCTTCGCCGCATGCGCATCGGCAATGGATTTCACCCTCCCCGACGGCACGGTGCTCAAAGATGTGAAGGTCAGCAGCACGACGGCTTCCCGGGCGAGCCTTACCCACTCCGAGGGCCTCGCTTCCGTGGACCTCGGGTCACTCACCGAGGCACAGCGCGATCAACTCGGCGTGGCCTACGACCGCGAAGCTTACTTTGCAGCGAAGGACAGTCAGGAGCGAGAGAAGGCAGAGGCCGCGACGGAGCAGATGCTTTCTGCCAGGTCGAGGCCGCTTACGATCCGCATCAAGCAGATTGTAGAGGGAGGAGCGCTTTGCACTGCTTGGGTCGGCACTGCAACCTCGGCGCAGGAGCATTTTGGCGAGGTCTTTTTGGCGGGCGACTTTGAAGGCAAGGTGGATGGCGACCTGTGGCAGGGGCGTGCGTGGAAAGTGGGGACATTCAGCTTCACGACTGTGATGGGCGCACAGCGCACCATCCCCCGGTGGACGACGCTACGTGAGGAAGCGCTGGCCGCCAAAGACAGCATTCCTGTAGCCCCCACGCCGATCCCTACGCCGGTAGTCCGGCAGACGGGAGTCCCGCCCAAAAAGGGGAATTGAAAAGCGCCCGGCCCGCGGTAGGTTTTGCAGGTCCGCCTCCCTCGATGCCCGCCGCAAAAGACCACCCTGAGCTTTTTGGGCACAAGGACTACAACGTAGATCCGACGGATTGGGTGCCCGCGATGATGCTGATCACGCAGATCGAGCGCGAACTGGCCGAGAGGCGCATCCATCTGCTCCGCCGTCTCTCGACTTGGTATACCCTCGTCGGAATGTTCCGACAGATCGAGGATCGTCAGATGCTAAAAAAGGAGCCTTCAGCGCGGGACTACGAATACCACCGGGCGATGCTGAAGTTCCTCGCGGGCGAAGGGGCCATTCTGCGGGTGGAACTAGGCAACCACGTCGATATCGACCCAGAGGACATCGGCATCCCTTTGAAAGACGTGGACGCGCAGATCACCGAACTCGATGACGATATGCGCATCTGGCACGGCGACATGACCGAGGATCGCCGAAAGAGCATACTGTCCGATGTCTTCGGGAGCGCGGAATGAATCTCGCGAACGTTTGCTGGCGACTCTCTATGAGATGCGCCAATGCGAGGACAGCGAGAAAGAATCGCACCTGCGGCGGTTCAATGCGCTGGTCGATCAGTGCTTGGAGTCGCACCCCACGGTGAGCCGCGGTGACTTGGTGGAGGCGCTCAACGCCGAATACATCGCCTACGCTCGCAACCGCAAGGGCTACGAGCAGCCACGGGGCCGCAACGTGCGCTGATCCCGCGCACCCGGCGCGGCGTGTTTTGAGGCGCGGGTGAGATGTGCGCGAGGCTCCGGTGCATGATGGTGACCGTCAATGTGACCCGCGATGCGATCACCCCTCGCCTGGGTCGGATGTTGGCCCGAGTGAGTGATGCTCGGCCGGCTCTGGAGGCCGCAGGGCTGGCGATCCGCTCGCAGATTTTGAGGGCTTTTGATGATCCGGGCATACGCCCCGCGCCATGGCAGGCTCTCGCAGCATCGACGCTGGCGGCGAAAGAGAGGGACCCGAAGATAAAATTCAAGACGGCGCTTTTGAAGGCCGAGGGGACCATGTGGCAGTCCATCGCGATTCACAAACTCACCAAGTCGAGCGTGACCATCGGGACGGATCGTGACTATGCGCGCTTCCACCAAATGGGCACACGCTACATGCCTGCCCGACCGTTTTTTCCCATCGATCGCAGCGGTCGCCTGACCGATCTGGCCAAACGCAGAGTGCAGGAGGCTATCAAGATCAAGCTTCGAGTGCTGGAGTAGGAGAATCCAAGATGAAGGACGGACTGCAACTAGCCATCGGCCTCAGCACGGCCGGGTTCACCGGGCCGCTGGGGATGGCCAAGTCGGCGCTGGGGGGCTTCCTCGGCGTGGCCTCGAACATCGGCAACATCACCACCGGCCTGGCCTCGGCGAAGGGCTTGATCGGGGATTTGGTGGGCGCGCTAAACCAACCCATCGGACTGGCCGCTGAGATGGAGTCCATTACAGCCGAAACGGGTATTCTCGCGGGATCGGCGCAGCGTGCAGCCTCTCTCATAAAAGACGTGAAGCAACTTGCTGCAGCCAGTCCAATGGAAACAGGCGGGCTGATGGCGAATGTGAAGACGCTGATGGGGTTCGGCGTTGCTGTCGAGGAGGTCATGCCCAGTCTCCGCATGCTCACAGACATCGCAGGGTCATCTCAGGCGCGAATGGACGGCCTCACTTTGGCATTCGCTCAGATTGCATCGGCTGGACGAATGACCGGGCAAGACTTGCTGCAGTTGATCAACGCCGGCTTCAATCCGCTTAACGAGATCTCGCGCACGACCGGCAAGACGATGGCCGATCTGCGCAAGGACATGGAGGCGGGAAGCATCTCTGCGCAGATGGTCGAGGAGGCCTTCCGGTCGGCCACCTCAAAGGGCGGCTTGTTTTTCGGCAACACGGCAGCCCAGGCCGAAACCTTCCGGGCCAAGACGGCGACCTTGTCAGACGCGTGGGACAACCTGCAGCGCGCCTTCGCCGAGCCGATCATGCTTTCGCTCAAGCCTCTTTTGGAGGACGCCTCCAAGCTGCTCCATGAATGGCCACCTATCGCCAAGGAGTTCGGCCAGGCCATCGGCACGGCCGTGGCTGGGGTGCGCGGGCTGTTTCAGTCCGGCGAGTTGGGCAGCACGCTGGGCATCGCGCTGCAGGGCGCGTCGCAGATTTTTCTGGGCAACATCAGCACGGGCATCGGCGCGGCGGTGCAACTCTTGGGCGTGGGGATCAAGACCGCGTTCAGTTCGGGCGTGGCGTTGCTGGGAGACGGCAATTTCTGGAAGGCGCTGCTCCAAAGCGCCCTCGGGATCACGCACGCCGTGCGGGCCGCGCTGCTGGATACCGTGGCGAGCATGATCGACAAGCTGCCGACGGCTTTCCAGTTCGGGGCCGACACCCAAGGCCTGCGCGACATGGCCAGCTCAGCGCGAGGGGCTTCGATGTCGGCCCGGGGCAAGGCGGAAGACGCTTTTGCGCAGGTGGACTGGAATGCTGTCATGTCGCCCGTGACCCAGGGCGTGGCCGAGGGCGGCAAGATCATCGGCGATGCTTTCGCGCAGGTGCGCGCCAGCGTGGTGAACAATCCCGCGCTGCGCGAGGCGGCCCAAGCGGTGGCCGATGCCGGCAAAACCGCGCCCGGGCAGAGCCTGCGCGACTACCTTGCGCAGGCCTCGCGGGCGGGCGGCGACATGTTCCTGGCGGGCGGACGTTCCGGCCGCGCGTTCGTCCCGACGGCCGAGGGCGGCTACTCGGCGCCGGCGCTGCCGCTGAACACGGCGCGGCTCGACGAGATCATGGGCCGGCCTTCGTCGGACTCCGCGCGAGGGTCTTCGGAGAAGTGGCTGCAGAAGCTCTACGAGAACGGCAAGGGCCTCTTGGATGAGATGAAGGCTCTGCGCAACGGCACCGATCCGGCGGGCGCGTTCATCTAAGCGCACCCCGCGCACGCTTTTGTGACCCGGACGCCGTGTGCGGGCAAGGTGCGCTGATATGCCACCCATTGCCGCGTTTGTCGCCCAGGACAACACGAAACTCGTCTTCGATCTGCCGCCGCAATACCTGGCGCTCGGCATCGTTCTGCTGGGGCTAAGCGTGCTGGTCTCGCTGGGGGCGGGCATCTCGACGATCTGGAACAACTTCAAACCGCGCGCGTCGGCGGCGGACTCGCTGAAGGATTTCGCCCGCGAGGTCGCGGAGACCTACGCAACCAAGGAGGCGGTGCAGAAATTCGAGGACCGGGTGCTGGAGCAGTGCGACACCGCCCGGGATGATCGGGCGGCAGAGCTGAGCGTGCTGCGGGCGGACATGACGGCGCTGCGCGGCATGATGACCCAAGGCTTCGCCGAGCTGCAGCGCTCGATCGGCCGCGTGGAAGGGAAGGTGGCAAAGTGAGCACCGCCCTGCGCCGTGAGGAGGCCCGCCGCGAGGTCCTCCGCTTTCTGGCCGAACGCAACCTGCTGGCCCACTCGCCCGCGGCGATCCGCAACGGCGTGAACCGTGCGGGCTTCGATTTCTCCGAGGAAGAGACCCTTTCCGCCCTGCAGTCGCTGGTCTCCGGGCAGTTCGCCCGGGAGGTCCGTGGCGCGTTGGGCGCTTCCACCACCTACCAAGCCACGCTCGAGGGCGAGCTGCTCATCGAGCGGGGCGAGGCCTGACAACACCACACACACCATGAACCCACTCGTCAAAAGCTCCATCGGGCCGATCATCCGCCACGGCCTCACCGTTCTGAGCGGCTACTTCGTCGCCCAGGGCATGCCTGGCCTCACGGACGGCACGGTCTCCAACCTCGGCGATGTCGCCGTCGCCGGAGTGACGCTGCTCATCGCCCTCGGCTGGAGCATCGCGGAAAAGCTGATGCGCAAGCCGCAGGCCTAAGCGCCCTCGCACGAAGTGAGCGCCATCCTACCACCTGCACGGCCCGCGTGGCCGCGTGAAATGGTCGCGGAGATCCTGTCCCGCGCCGAGGTCACCGACCCGACGGCGCTGCTCGGCGTGCGCGGCTACTACCGCGACACGATGGGCGCACGGGGCAAGAACGACCGCGGGATCTACGACGACGCGATCTTCGTCAGCTCGCCGAACGGCAGCTTCAGCTTCAACGCGAACACGGACCCTTCGCCCTGGCGCGCGGGGGTGGCTTCGCTGCTGCCGGGCCTGCACCGCTACCGCAAGGGGCGGCACGGGATCTCGCGCGGCGCGGGCTACCCGGCGCTACGGCCGGCCACGCCGGGGGAGAAGCTCCCGGTGCGGCGCGACGGGCAGCCCGGCACGTCGGAGGGCGTGGCGATCAACATCCACCGCGGCGGCCGCAAGACGACCAGCTCGCTGGGGTGCCAGACGATCCACCCGGACCAGTGGGACGCGTTCCTCAACCTCGTCTATGCCGAGATGGACCGGCACGGGCAGAAGACGGTCCCCTACCTGCTGATCGAGGCGCAGGGCTGAAGCCATGAGCGAGACACCCGCACCTGAGCGCGCCCGACGGGGCAAGATCGGCCGCCTGCCCGCGGATCTCCGCGAGGAGGTGTGCCGGCGGTTGCACGACGGGCACACGGGCGGGCAGATCCTTGCCTGGCTGAACGCGAAGCCGGAGACGCTGGCCGTGCTGGCCGAGCACTTCGAGGGCGAGCCGGTGTCCGCGCAGAACCTTTCCGACTGGCGGCAGGGCGGCTACCGCGACTGGCTCAACCGCCGCGACCGGGTGGACAACCTCAAGACGCTTTCGGCCTACGCGCTCGACCTGGCCAAGGCCGGCGGCGGGGTCTCCGAAGGCGCGGCCGCGGTGGCCGGGGGTCGCATCCTCGAGATGCTGGAAAGCCTCGATGAGGACAACGTGGGCAAGCTGGTGGGCGCCCTGGCGAGCCTGCGGACGTCCGAGGCCTCGGCGATCAATGCCCGCGTGGCCCAGGCGCGCCTCGCGCAGAAGGACCGCGAGCTGGAGCTGGCCGAGGCCCGCTTCCAACGGCAGACGGCGGAGAGGTTCCTCAAGTGGTATGCGGACCAGGAGGCCCGGACCATTGCCTCTTCGCGCGAGGACGCCGGCGCGAAGATGGAGAAGCTGGTGCAACTGATGTTCGGCGAGCGGCCGACGGCCGCCGCCGCGGAGCCGCCGGCATGAAACGACTGTTGCGGGGGCGGGCGGCTATTCGGCCCCAACGAGCGCTGCCTTGCTCAGGTGAACTCGTCCCGTCCCCGCGCATTTTCCCATGAAAGAACCAATCATCAAACTGCGGCCCTACGCGGTGGACCCGTTCTGGGATGACGAGACGGGCATCGTTTTCTGGAACTGGCGCCGGCAGTCGGGCAAATCGTTCCACGCGGGTGGGAAGGCGATGCGGCGGATGATGCAGATCCGCGGGCTGCTCTCGGTGTTCGTCTCGGCCTCGATTGCGCTGGGCATGGAGTTTATCCGCAAGGAGGCGGTGATCTGGCAGATGGTGCTGGCGGCCTTCCGTGATGCCGCGAAGCAACAGGGCCTGCAGCTCACGAGCAACGCCGACGGGCTGGATCTCGACGCGGTGTGCGATCTCTTCGAGCACCAGCGGCTGGAGACGCGGATCTGGCACGACCGCACGACCTACTCGCGCTCGATCGTGGTGGCGCCGAACCCGGACACGGCGGTCGGCTGGACGGGGGACATCTGGCTCGATGAGTTCGGCCGGATGCCGGACTTCAAGGACGTGCTCGAGGCGGTGCTGCCGTTCATGTCGAGCAATCCTCAGTTCCGGCTGCTGGGCATCACGACGCCGCCGCCGGATGACGGACACTACTCGTGGGAGATGGTGCTGCCGCCGCAGGAGGAGTTCCCGGTCAACCCGAAGGGCAACTACTACACCTCGCAGGCGGGCTATCTGGTCCACCGGGTGGATGCCTTCGACGCGATGGCCGCGGGGGTGCCGATGTTCGACGACAAGACGCGGCAGCCGATCTCGCCGGAGGAGCACAGGGCGCGGGCGTTCGACAAGACGGCGTGGGACCGGAACTTCGGGCTGCGCTTTGTCTCGGGCGGTCAGTCGGCGCTGAGCCTGGGCGCGATCGGCCGGGCAATGGCGCTCGGGGTGACGGCGGATTGCCTGGCGGTAGATGTGACCGAGGAGGTGCGGCTGTGAGCCGGCGCGGGATCTCGCTGGCGGACGTGGTGCCGCCCCGGCTGCCGCTGATCGAGCATAGCGCGATCGGCCTCGGCCTGGACGTGGCGACGACGGAGAAGCAGACGAGCAACCCGTCGGCGCTGGCGGTGGTGGAGCGGACGGGCCGGGAGTATTTCGCGCGGCTGATCTTGCGGTGGAAGACGACTGACCCGGCGGTGACGGAGGCGATCCTCACCACGCTGTTGATGCGGCTGGCCCCGCGTCGGGCGCGGCGGCTGTGCATTGACGCGACGAGCGAGCGGTTTTTCGCGGCGGCCCTGAAGCGGAAGCTCGGCGCGTTGGTCCCGGTGGAGCTGATCGTCTCGAGCGAGGCGCTGGAATACCTGGGCGAGTCGATGACCTACAAGGTCTTCCTGGGCAATCTGCTGGTGAACGCGGTCGAGGACGGGCGGATGCTGCTGCCCGGCGGGGATTGGCTGCGGGATGACCTCCGGCTGGTGAAGCGGGACCGGGGGACGTTCGCCACGGAGGTGGCGGCTGACGGCTCTCACGGGGACTGCTTCGACGCGCTGAAGCTGGCGATCTACGCGCTGGAGGGCGCGGGCGGGCCAGCGGAGGCGGCGGCAGCCGGCGTGGGCACGCAAGGGGCGCAGTCCGCGCATGGCCGTTGGAAGAACCCGCTCGCTTACCTGCATCGTCGGCCGGAGACCCGCAATGTTTGACGCCCTCCGCCAACGCCTTGAATCCTACCTCCGCAGCCTGGTGCCGGTGCGGCGGCTGACTGATTTCAATCCGCTGGCCGAGATGAGCTTCGCGGCGGCGACCTTGGACGCGGCCGGCCTGCACGCGGCGCTGCGCTCGGCCGAGGGCGGGGACGTGCGGCAGCTCTTCGCCATCTACCGCGACACGGTGCTCTCGGACTCGCACGTGCAGACGGAGTTCTCGAAGCGCAAGCTGGCGGTGCTGGGCGACACGATGTCGGTGCTGCCCCTCGACAAGACGAAGGGGGCTGACGCGGCGGCGGCGGCCGAGGTGCGCGGGCAGATCGAGGACCTCAACGGCTGGCTGCCGGCGCTGGCGCATCTGCAGGATTCGATCCTCTGGCCGGTCTCGGTGGTGGAGAAGATCTACCGGCCGCGGGCGGGTGGCTTTGTGCTTGATGCGCTGGTGCCGGTGCCGCACGAGCTGCTGGACTTTTCGACGGGCCGGCTGCGGATCATGCCGACGGATGAGCGCGGGTGGCCGCGCTACAATCAAGGCGTGGAGCCGGACCCGCGGCGCTACATCGTCCACCGGAACCACCTGCTCTCGACGCCGGACCATTGGGGCGGGCCGATGCGCTGCATCCTTTTCTGGTGGCTGCTGGGGGCGATGGACCGCGACTGGTGGGCGCGCTTCCTGGACCGCTACGGGGCGCCTTTCCTCGTGGGCAAATACGACTCGAGCGACGACGCCTCGCGGTCGCTCCTGGAGCGGGCTTTCTCGGCCGCGGTGCGGATCGGCGGGCTGGTGGTCTCGCGCGACACGTCGGTGGAGCTGCAGCAAGCGGCGGCATCGACGTCGGGGGATGCCTTCGAGAAGTTCTTCACGCTGAGCCGGCGGGAGATCAGCAAGCTGATCGTGGGGCAGACCCTTTCGGCCGAGGCGCAGTCCACCGGGCTGGGCTCGGGCGTGGCCAATGCGCAGGCGGGGGTGCGGGACGACTACCGGCAGTTCGACGGGAAGACGCTGGCCGGCACGCTGCGCGACCAACTTTTTCGCCAGATCTGCGAGATCAACGGCCTGCGCGGCGGGGTGCCGCGGGTGAGCTGGGGCGGCGTCTCGGTGGCGGAGAGCCAGGCGACGGGCGAGCTGCTGAAGTCGCTGGCCCAGGCGGGCCTGCGGGTGGCGGCGGACGGGTTGCCGCAGCTCAGCGACAAGCTGGGCCTGCCGATCGAGCGGGTGGACGCCGGCGGGGCGGCGGGGAAGTTGCCGATGGCGGCTCTGATGGCGCTGGCGGCCGCGCCGGCCGACCGGGCGCGCCTCGGCGATGATGCGGTGGATGCGGTGGCCCGCGCGGGCGCCGCGGACCTCGCGCAGGCCTTCCGCGGAGACCTCGCGCCGATCCGGCGGATGATCCTTTCGAGCACCAGC